CCAACCCTGGTTTGGCTCTCCCTTTGATTGCTCTCCAATACCACGAGGTCAAGATCAACCTTGATATCCGCCCTATTGATGAGTGCTTGTGGGCTGTTACCACCTTGAACTGCAACACCAATCCTTACTCTGGTGCTGCTGGTCAATACAACGTTGGACGCCCCGTTCCTGCCACCATTGCTTACAATCAGTCTTTGGTTGCTGCTTCTTTGTACGTCGACTATGTGTTCTTGGACACTGACGAGAGACGCAGAATGGCGCAAAACCCCCACGAGTACCTTATTACTCAGCTCCAATTCACTGGTGATGAGTCTGTTGGTTCTTCGTCGAACAAGATCAAGCTCAACTTTAACCACCCCGTTAAGGAGCTTATCTGGGTTGTCCAGCCCGATCAGAACGTTGACTATTGCTCGTCTTTGACTTGTGATGCTCTCCTTTTCAAGGTACTCGGTGCCCAACCCTTCAACTACACTGATGCCATCGATGCTCTCCCCAATGCTATCCACGCTTTCGGAGGTCCCGCTGCCGTCGCTGCTGACTCTCGTGCTTACATTGATGCCCGTGGTCTTTTCCAAGACGCGGGTGCTATGGATTCTTTCATCCCTGCTGGTTTCACTGGATACTGGCACGGTCCTTCTAATCCTTACAATGAGGCAAATATGGGTGGTGACCAAGTTCCTATTAACACTGCTGGTCTCCCTGCTTCCATCATTGCTTCTCTCCAGGAGTCTGGAAGTCACAAGGATAACTCTGGTGTCTCTGATGCTGGTACCTTCGTCCTCTCTGAGACCTCTTTGGACATGCATTGCTGGGGACAAAACCCCGTCGTCACCGCTAAGCTCCAACTTAACGGCCAAGATCGCTTCTCTGAGCGTGAAGGATCTTACTTCTCTTGGGTCCAACCTTACCAAGCCCACACCAGAAACCCTGATGAGGGTATTAACGTGTATTCTTTTGCTCTCCGCCCTGAGGAACACCAACCCTCGGGAACGTGCAACTTCTCCAGAATTGATAACGCTACCCTCCAGCTTGTCCTCTCCAACGCCACCGTTGAGGGTACCAAGACTGCCAAGGTCCGTGTTTATGCCACTAATTACAACGTGTTGAGAATTATGAGTGGTATGGGAGGTTTGGCTTACTCAAATTAAAAATCTTGTTACGATTTATCGTCACATTATCTTTTATATATTTTAATAATTAATAACATAAAATTTAATTATTAAGACAAAAATCAATATAATAATACCATTTTTAATAGTTTAAATACAAAATACATAATTATATTAAATGTTAAAACCCATAGTAGTTCTTGTATTTGGCGGAAATGGTTGGATTGGCTCCAAGGTGGTCAAATTGCTACAAAATCTCAAAATAAATGTGATTACATCAAGTTGTCGAGCAGATGATATAAACGCAATACAAAAAGAAATAACTGATATTGGAAATGTAACACACATAATGAGTTTTATTGGGCGAACCCACGGAACATATAATAATGAAGTAATTGGAACTATTGATTACTTGGAAAAACCCGGTAAATTAGTAGACAATATGAGAGACAATTTGTTTAGTCCAATTGGTCTTGCTGAATTAAGCAAAAAAAACAGTATTCATTTTACTTATTTAGGCACAGGATGTATTTTTGAATATGACGACGAGCATTTATTTGGCGACCAAGAAACCGGCTTTTTAGAATCTGATTTGCCCAATTTTATTGGTTCATCGTATTCAATTGTAAAAGGATATACCGACCGATTAATGCAACTATTGTATTCAGATAGCGTACTAAATGCCAGAATTCGTATGCCTATTACAGACGAGCAAGATAGCCCGCGCAATTTTATTACCAAGATTACGAGTTACAAGAAAGTATGTTCAATTCCAAACTCAATGACCGTATTAGATGAATTATTGCCAGCATTAATTGAATCGGCATTAAAAGGAGAAGTTGGAACAATTAATTTAACAAATCCTGGACTTATTTCGCATAATGAAATATTAACAATGTACAAAGAAATAGTAGATCCGAATTTTACTTGGGAAAACTTTTCAGTGGAGGAGCAAAATCAAATATTAGCATCAAAGCGTTCAAATAATTGTTTGAATACAAATAAACTATCAAAGCTTCATTCGGTATTACCAATTAAAGAATCAGTAAGAAATACTTTGGTTAGAATGAGAGAGAAAAATAATATATAAATTACAATTAATGTATTTACGAAGAATAAATACATAAATAAATATTTTAATAATAATAAAATATGAAAAACTTATTGATAACAGGAGGTTGCGGATTCATAGGTTCAAATTTTATTAATTATTTTTTCCACTTGGACAAAGATATAAACATTATCAATTATGATGCTATGTATTATTGTGCCAGCGAAATGAATGTCAATAAAGAAATTAGGGATTCACCAAGATACAAATTAGTAAAGGGCAATTTATGTTCATTTGATTTAGTTCGCTATGTATTAGAAAATAATAAAATAGATACTATTATTCATTTTGCGGCGCAATCGCACGTCCAGAATTCTTTTGAGGATTCGCTACAATATACAAATGATAATATAGTAGGCACACATACTTTATTAGAATGCTGTAGACGTTATGGAGATATTGAGCGTTTTATTCATATTTCCACAGACGAAGTTTATGGTGAATCAATGTTAGAAGAAAACGAAGAAAAAAAGAATGAAGAGTCGATTTTATGCCCAACAAATCCATATGCCGCGTCAAAAGCTGCCGCTGAATTAATCGCAAAATCATATTACCATTCTTTTAAAATGCCTATCATAATTACGCGCGGCAATAACGTTTATGGTCCCAATCAATATCCTGAAAAACTGATACCATTATTTATAGAATTATTAATAAATAATAAACCAGTAACAATACAAGGTGACGGATCAAATGTACGGGCTTTTTTACACGTAAATGATGTATGTTCTGCTTTGAATTTGGTTTTGAAAAATGGCAAAATCGGTGAAATATATAATATTGGAAGTGATGAAAACGATGAATTTACTATTCTTGATATATCAAAATTATTAATTAAAAATATTGCGAATACAGAAGAATATGATAAATGGATTACATATATCAAAGACAGACCGTTTAACGATAAGCGATATTATATTAGTAATCAGAAAGTGAAGGATTTGGGTTGGACAATCGAAACAGAATTTAACGAAGGAATAATTAATTTAATAAATCATATTAAAATTAAATCAAAAAATTAAATCAAAAATAATTAACAATTATTTGTATTTTATATAATGTAAGTCGTGACTAACATCTTCGGAAAAATTTTTTAAATATGGCATTATTCGCGACAACTCATATGCCATTTTGTTATTTATTTCAATCATTTTATTCATCTCCTCTTTTATACAACGTATTTCTTTATTTAAAGTTACTATTTCATTTTTGAGTGAATTATTATCCATTAGAATATTATTTCTATTATTATCGAGTGACATCTTATTTATTAATAAATAATAACACCTTTAAATTTTTTACAAAAATACTTAAACAAAATACATAATAATTTAAATAAAATTGAATTAAAAAATAACAAAGGGTTAAAATGTATAAATAATAAATAAGATGAGTGATTTTGAATCAATAGAATTATATTTTAAGCGAGTCTACACTTGTAAATCGAATATCTACAGTGTAAATGTTGATTATACATTAGCACAGCTTTACGAATTTATAACCGCAAAAGCTTTTAGCGACGACTTTGGCATTAACAGTAATAGCTATAAAATAGAAATAGTAGAAGCAGGACAATTTGACAATATAAACGGACGTCACGCCGAATTGGCACCGGCATTAGACCCAAACTCCGATACAACATTACGACAAAAATATGGCGACAATATTAAACACAAGGCATTTTATATTAGACCTAAGCTATTTATAACTATACCAGATAGCCCAACCAATGAAAATGGTGTAACTACCCCTTTAGCGCCCAGAACATAATTATTTATAAATTATTTACAAATAATTAATTATTTTTTTATTTATCTTAATCCATCAAAAAAATTACCTATATCTTGTTGTTGTTGTATCACTCCATCAGGATCTGCTTGTATAGGTACTTGTCGCCCTATCGCTTGTTGTTGTCGTCGTCTCAACATTTCAAGTTGTTGTTGTCTCAACATTTCAAGTTGTTGTCGTCTCATAGCAAGCTCTTGTTGTGTATTTCCATTATACAAACTCGATTGATTTAAAGAATATGGGGTTATATCCTTACCACCTTTTATAGTTTTTCTCCTTTTTCTTTTTTTTCTACTTGTTTTCCTACTTGTTTTCATAGCACCCCTTTTTCTTTTCTTACCAGTTTTACGTCTTTTTAGACTAAATCCTCCATGAAAAATATCATTATTATGAACGATTCTTAAATTTACTTCATCTATTTCTTCATTAATAACTTGTAACATTGTTTGTGGTTGACCAATATATTGTTGTAGACTATTCAAAAAATTCTGTAATTGTTGATCGGCAATTAATATACTGTCATCGTTCGCTTCCATATATAATGTCCATAATCTACCTATGGCATTTTTTGAGTTATCATCTAAATTAAAAACAGTATCTATAGCGTTTCGTGATTCAAAATGAATGTCATCGTAATTACTCATTTATATAATACGCGAAAAAAATTTATAACTTGGAATTTTTATATTTTTTATTTTATAAGAAACTAATTTAAGCATCGTCTGTTTCTTCCTCATCTTCATTAACAATCCTGACATACTTGTTATCTTCATACTTGACATTATTACAATTAAATAATTTATTCATATTAATGATTTCGGGTTTTTCGGTATCTGACGTAAATAATTTCGCGATTTGTGCGTCATCTCTAAAACGTACTGAGTAGGTTTGTTGAATATTATTTCGCCCAATTCGTCCCATACCTTGAATAATTTTTTCCTGTGTCAAATTCAAATCCTTGCTCAAATAACCGTGACAAAACTGATAATTCGTTCCGTAAATGTAATCACTCGAAGCGATAATCATATATAATTTTTGTTCATCTGCCATCTTCTTCATAATCTCTGTGTACCGAATATTTTCGTGAGTAATAAACACACCGATTCCCATCAATAACAATATTTTCCAACTATCATCTATACCGTTAAGAGTCATAATATCATTCACGGTATTTTCATCGATATCGCTCGTAAATGATCTCGAAGTATCTAAACTTTGTGTAGTCCACTTTTCAATGTGTTCCTTTTTATTAGGAACAAATATTTCATTGAGTGTGGCGGTTTTAATCATTGCTTTTAACTCGGTTATTTCTTGAGTAATTTTCTTCATCAAATTTTTACCTGAAAACTCTTCGTCAAATTCTCTATTAAACTTTCGGATATCCTTTGTTGACTTATTTCTTCCAGCTGCGCTACCAGAACCGCTCAAATTTTTAACAGTGGACTCGATTTTATCCTTTTCAATATCATATACACTTTCTAAATCAGCCAGCTTCTGATTAATAACATTATTATATTCAATCTTTTTCATAATATCATCCATAACAACTGACGGAATGTTTGCTTGCTGTATACAAAACTTGGCGATTTTTTCAATATCGTTTGACATAAATATAGTCGGACCATCGGTTAAGGTATAAGAGTCTTTTGTAGTAATATATGCGCCTGATGTTCCAACAGGTAATTGTATAACAGGTTTTACAGGTTTTTGTTCGCTTGCTACACGGGATAATGATGAACCAGACAAACTATTCGAACTAAATACACTTGATGCGCCTGTGTTTCTTGCTTTAGTAATTTTGACACCATTTGTGTCAACCGTCTCATTCGACATAATTCTTGGTTTTCTGATTCTTGTAAAATAATTATAGATGATTGTCCAATGCTCGCTACTAATACTTTTCAATAATTGTATATAATAAATCTTAATATTTGTCATATTAATATCGTCAAGTGACTCGAAATGTCTGCTGAGTTCCATCCTCCTACCGGCCATATTATTTTTTAGCACATAACTAATAAACTCGACAACTTCTTTTAAATCGAAATATCGTAGCAGTGTCAAATAATTTTCACAATGTTCGACAATTTTTAAAATAGAACTGTGGTCAGCGCTTAAATAGTGAGGTAGCACTACATAACCGTCTTTATTAATAATAGGAATCGATTTTTTACAGTCGTGGCTAACAATATTGTATATGTTTGCGTCATTTCTTTTGTTAAATTTATTTAGGAAATCGGGAATGGTCTCAGTTAAATCACTCATTTTAGGCAATGTAGCAGACGACAAAACAATATTTTGTATTAAATTCTCTGACCAATTTTGTTTAATTGTCTCGTGAAATTCGTGATTAGAATAGTCCATTGTTATTGTTGGCTCATCCCAATAAGTAACCATTTCGTGATGTCCTGGATTAAAAGCAAGCATATAATACATAGCCGGCAAATATGACTTGATATCGCAAATCATAATTTCTACGTTGTCACCAATACTATTATCGACTTTCCAAATACCACCGCTGCGTTTGTTAATGGTGTATTCTTTAGCGGCAAAATAGTGTAACCGAATATCAGCAGAACTCGCACAACCAAAAGCAAATGCTACCTTTTTAT